GCTTAATGCTCAAAACCAATGAGGCTTGGGCACGTAGGCAATGCCGCGATAAACAAGTGAAGCGTGTTGAGCTTCACGCAGACGAGCGGCTTTCTCAAGCTGCTGCTTGATTAGGGCAAGAGGGTTCATGATGGTTCCCGATGATGCTGCCCCCGTTCCGTGGCAGCGAGCATGCGCCCCATCGCTGGGGTGAACGTATCTTCAGCTTAGCATGATGCCCCTGACCAGATTCGAACTGGTACTCCTCTGGGCTTAAACCAGATGCCTGCTGCCAATTGGGCTACAGGGGCGTGAGGAGCACAGGTGCTGAGAGCGGGGCTTCAATCCGCCTTTGCACAGCGTTTAACCATGGGTCGGCCCATGGCCTTGGCTCCGTTTTGTGGCAACGAACAGCATCCCCCGATACTGTTCTTTTAAAACGCTGGCCAGCGTGCTTCGCGAAAGCTTTGAAATCATAACACGACGATGGTCAGGCGTCATATTCTCTTAAGCTTTCACTGCCGTCATGGTCTGGCATGTAGTCATCAGTAGTAGCCTCCGCCTCCCAAGAGCGTTCAAGCTGCTCCTCTTCCTTTAGTCGCTTGGCATGGGCTTTGAGCTTCGGGAGCAATGTGGGGATGTATAGATGTTCAGCGGCAAGAAGCTGGAGAGAAGTTTGCTTGCTAGTGGGAGCGTTTTCTAATAGTGCTACGAGGAATTTGGTTTCCTGCATAGTTAATTTGCAATAAGTCACTTCATGGCAGAACTATTGTTTGAAAATCATACTAGGAGATTAAGCTTTCGATCCAGCCAATATCATCGTCTTTACTTGCAGCAAGAATGGCACCAGCCATTGCAAATGCCAAGTCGTCAATGCCAGTGGCTTTACCACCAGTTACACTCCATTGCCCACTTGGTTTATAGACCACCGTTAAGTTCTTAAGCTGCATAATTGCCTTCTCGTGACGATAAATATTGATTTGTCCTGCATTGAAAAGTTCTCGCATTTTGCTGAAAGCTTTCATTTTTGAACTAACTGTCCAAGTGAGTTCTGTGATGGGCAAATCACTAGCCAAGCTTTGAATGGTGCCAGCACTATTGAACTGGTCCATCACAATCGTGTCGAAAACGTATAGGCGATGCTGTTCTTTAATCCAATCTTCCACTGCATTGATATTCACTTCCTTTCTTCCATTGATTTCAAAATCAGCTACGAACGAATGGAACTTATCCACGACGAGAGTGCCGTTTTCGTAGTGAACAATACAAGCAGTGTAATCGTCGCGGCCAACGCCACCACGGGCGGGGTCAAGGGCAAGGACGTAAGCTCCTTGGAATTCAGGGCGTGGTGGCAGTGTTGCACGGCGATCATCAATACAAGCATCAATCACGTCGCTATTCACCAAGGCTGAAAGATTGCTGGCGAATTGGGCTCCATATTCAACATTAAACTTGTCGGGGTCGCGTTGTCTCTCTGTGTCAAGAAACTCTTGCGAAATATTTGGGTTCATCTCCCACGTGGGGAGATTCACTGCTTGCATGAAAGGGAATCGTCCTGATGATGCTTCTTTGAAATGCTGGTAGAAAATACCGTCAGTCAACCATGGGGAAGAAAGTTCAAGGATGCGTCCTTTGCCTCCGAACTGGGCAATGGCGGGAGATAGTGCGTCGTAGATGCCTCTTCCTCCACTATTTGCATCGCCTTCATTGGCAAATGCAAGTTCGTCAAATACTGCTCCAGCGCAGGCAAGACCACGAGCAGCTCGGCCTGAAGTGGGGATCGCTTTAAACACGCAATTGTTGCTTAGTTCAATGATGTCGGCAGTTTCGCGGACAATTTCTTGAGCGAAAGGGCTTTCGATGATTAATTGACGGATGTTGTTGAGAGCGATGCGGGCTTGATCTTGGCTATTTGCCACTGTTACCACATACCATCGTTCCCCTTTTCTCACCTTACGGCGATATTCTTCTTCTAGGACAAAGCACATATAGAGGCATGCCACTGCAGCCATCAATGTTTTACCGCTTCTTCGTCCCAGCGCCCATACTGCGTGGGACTTGCCTGGCTGAAAGAATTCATCCAGAATTCGAGCTTGTGCTGGATAGAGTTCTAAGCCAAGAGCATGCTTAGCGAATTGACTACAAGTAAGGTTCACTTCAACAAAGACAAAGAAAGTAGCTCAGTCTTAGGAACGAAATAGGCAGGGCGACCACCTGCTGGATCTTTCTTCCATTGTTCTTTCATGGCATCAGCGGCTTTTATCCAACCATGGATGAGCGTAATGCGGTTTTCAATTGTGACGAGCACCAATATCTTATCTGGGCTTTCATCAAACTGCACTATTAAATCGTAATAATGACGAGAACGAGTTTTGATGTCAATATTTGGCGGAAGATCGAAAGATCCTCGCTGTGCTTCTGTTTCTTGATAGAGCTTATCTTCTATGCCGAGCATCACAGCAATTGCCATTTCTCCCGCGGCGCCGAGCAAATGATGACGCAGGGCCAATTCGCCGTTCTCTGCGCCGTTATTCCTACCCTTTCTGCCCTGCTGTTCATTGAGAGCTTGTCTGCGAAATGCTTCAGCACGAGCGCGTTGCCGTTGGTCTTCGCTAAAAGCAAAAGTGAGAGGTGGGGCCAGGAAGTCCATGATGGCCAGCTTCTACGGACAATGTATCCAGCTTTTAGACTAGAAGCAATACAACTTAGCCATTAGCGTTCGTTATGGAAGGCGAAGCGATTGATTTGGGCCATGCCACTGCTGGCGGTATTCGTTCAGACGGCCTCCAAAACGTACTAATTGGCATGGGAACTGGCCGCGACAAGGCACAGTACACCAAAACCACTGCTACTGTCTTTCTTGCTCAAGAGGAGCTTGAAAATCTTTACGGCGAATGGCTGCCTCGTCGCATCGTTGACATCTATGCCGATCAAGCCACTAGGAAAGGCTTTAAAGTGTTGTTCGGTGGCGATGGCGTAAGGGCCGAGGAAGTGCAAGGCATTGAGCAAACGATTGAAGACCTCTACATCCTCGAACACCTTAATCTCGCAGCCAAAAACTCCCGCCTTTATGGGGGTGCTTGTCTACTTCTCTTTATTGACGATGGGCGTCCCGCTTACATGCCTGTCGATAAACGTAACATCCGTCGCATTGAAGAAATTGAATGTCTTGATAGATGGCAAATTGCCCCAGTTATCAACGAAGAAAACTTATACGACTATTCAAAAGCCACTTATTATCAGATCATCTCTGGAGATTTAATTAACGAGCCCACGCTCACTTATATTCATAAAGATAGGATTTTACGTTTTGATGGTGATTGGCTGCCTTATCGCGTGAGACAGCGTAATTATGGTTGGGGCATGAGCAGTTTGCAAACTGTTTATGACAGCTTCCGTCATTATTGGACGGGCCTTAATTCTGCTGCAACGCTTCTCACTGAATTTGACATTTTTGTGCATAAAGTGAGGGGCTTAGCTGCGATGCTTGCGGCTGGAAAGGAAAGTTCCATTCGTGATCGTTTGCAGGTGAATGATATGAGCAAGAGCATTTATCGCGGCTACGCGATTGATGCTGAAAAAGAAGAGCTTGAATTTATTAGTCGGAACTTTGGCGGCATCGGGGAAATTTTAGAAAAGCTTCGCGTGGATATTATTGGCGCCAGCAAAATTCCTCATACTGTTCTATTTGGCGAAAGCCCTGGCGGCTTGGGCTCCACTGGTCGCAGTGAAGAGCGTGATTTCGCAAAAACCTTAGCGGATTACCAAGGTACGCATTTTAAGCGTCCTGTCAAGAAGCTAATGGAATACATCATGCTTAGCAAAGAAGGCCCAACGAAGGGAGAGCTTCCCGAATCATGGCGCATCTCTTTCAATCCATTGTTCGAGCTTAATGAGCGCGAAATGGCTGACGTAAGGGCTCGCGTGGCGGCTGTAGATGGCCGTTACATTCAGCTTGGCGTGCTGAGTCCGAAAGAAGTGGCGGACGCTCGTTATGGTGGCTCTGAGTGGAGCATGGAGCTTACTCTGGATCCATCTGTCATTCGCGAGCTTCCCACTCAAGGCGGGGGTGGCTCCACTCAAAATGGGGGTGGAAATGGAGGCAAGCTTGCTGTTCCTCCTGGTGGGCGTGATCCAATGAATGAAGAAAATGGCACGCTTCCCATGGATGGAAGCAGGGAAGTGGAAGACAGCCGGGAAGATAGTGCTGCTGGCCTTTTCTTGCCTCGTGATCTAGAAGAAATTCGTGGTGACGTAAAATTCACCGATGCCGAGCTTCATTCTCGTGCGGTGAGTGCCGCCAAGGCAAAATTTAAAGTGTGGCCTTCTGCCTATGCAAGTGGCTATGTAGTGCAGCAATACAAGCAAATGTACAAGAAGAAGCACGGATCCCTAGCTGGCGCCTTCAAGAGCGACGAAGGTGATTTGCACGCAGATGATCTTGACAGATGGTTCAAAGAAAAGTGGGTGAGGATTGGAGCCAATGGTGAAATCCTTGGCCCTTGCGGCGCTCGCGAAGAAAAGGAAGGCAAGCCTAAATGCCTTCCTCAGGCAAAAGCTCAGGCCATGAGCAAAGAAGAGCGTCAGACAATCGTGCGCCGCAAGCGAGCTGCAGATCCAGACCCTGAGCGTAAGGGACCGGCAAAAATGGTCAGCAGCAAAACGGACGCCCAAGATCCGAGTATTCACATGTACAAAACGCAACAAGAAGCTGAGGCCACTGCTGCGAAAATTGGATGCGAAGGCTATCACGTTGAGCAAACTGAAGATGGCCCTGTTTACATGCCCTGCTCAACCCACGCTCTTTTTGAGAAAAAGCATAAAGAATTTGTATCTCAAAAACAAGATGCGATTGAACCCTTGAAAACCAGCGGACTCATTCTTGCTGATATTGACGAAGCTTCTCTCATTGATGAAGAGGACATTTCCGCTGCATTGAATCAATGGAAGGAGGAAGCGCCTGAGCGCTTCAAGGATATTCTGGAGGCAGAGGATGTCCAGCCTCAATGATCTTTCTCAATTTTCTGAAGCCATTGTTCGTTTTGATGAATCATCCTGGCGTTACGACCCTATCAGTGGTCGGTATCGCGGCGCTAATGGACGCTTTCTCAGCGCTCGCGCAGTGGAAGCACTGGTGGATGGTCGAATTAATAAGCTTGGCGCTGAGCTACGGCGTTTTACACGTATGCTTAGCGCTGGTGATATTACGCTGGACCAATGGCAAGGAAGCGTGAGGGAAGCGCTTAAGCTTGTCCACGTACAGGCAGCAATCATCGGCAATGGTGGCAGAGAAACCATGCGGGCAAACGACTGGGGGCGCATCGGGCAGCGTCTCCGTGTGGAATATGCTTACTTACAGGGCTTTGCTCGCGATCTTTTGGATGGCCGCGTTTCTAGTGCCATGGCTCTTGCTCGTATCGGGCTGTATGCTCAGAGCGTGCGAGGTAGTTTTTGGGAAGGCGCCAGTATTCGTCAAGAAAAGCAAGGATACTCTCTAATGAGACGCATCCTTGATTCCCAGGCGAAGCATTGCCAAGATTGCCTTGACTATGCGGCTCGTGGCATGGTCCCCATTGGAAGCTTGCCTCTTCCTGGGCAACGCTGCGCATGCCGTGCTAACTGCCGATGCACCGTAAAATACTTCCGACAGCAAGCGCCGACTGTGGCAGTTTGAGATGGACGTTTTAGTTGGCAGCACGGGTCTCATTGGACAAGTGCTCCGTGAGGCGCATGAGTTTGGCGCCTGCTTCCATTCCAAAAACATTCACGAGGCTCCACTGCTTAAGGAGCCCATTGAAAGGCTGTACTTGGCTTGCATGCCAGCGGAGAAATGGAAAGCAAACGCTGCGCCACTGGACGACTTTGACAATATGAATAACATCATTCAAAACATCCGACATCTTCCAAGCCCAGCGGAAGTCATTGTTTATTCAACGATTGACGTGCATGGGCAAACAGCGTATTATGCAGACGGCACGCCTGAAATTTTTGCTATTGACTACGGCACCAATCGCTACATCTTTGAAATGCTCGTGAAGGCGGTATTCCTTGATTCAGTGGTGACAATCATTCGCCTTCCTGCATTGTTTCATCGCCTTATTAAGAAGAATATTCTGTTTGATCTATTGACAAACAATAATGTGGAGAAGATCAATGCAAACTCTGCCTATCAATGGTATTGTTTAGATGATCTATGGAAGGACACGAAGAAAGCAATTAGTGGCACTACGAACGAATTTTACACAGCTCCCATTGAAACAGCGGAAATCGTTGAACGCTTCTTCCCTGACGCGAAAGTAGGCAGTGGACCACGCATTGAATACAACATTCCTCCATATAAATATGACAAGGCGAAGATAATGAAGAAGATGGAGGCTTTTATCAATGCTTGGAATTAGCGCTATCGGCTGGAAGGATGAAGAGGAGGAGCAGATTTTAAGCGCAAATGCTGGAGCGTTTAATGTGCTAGAAATTATTCCTGCGCGTATCTTTGCTCAAAACAAAGACTATGCCGATATTGCCAAAGAATACCGCGAAAGCTATGGGCTATGGGCCTATTCGGCGCAGGCTTTATTCTTTCAAAGTAACGTGCAAAGCTTTGAAGACACTGCAGCAGTGTCCGAGCATTTGTTAAAAGTGATCAGCCTTGGCTCCCTCATGGGAATCAAGCGCTTCGTACTAGGTAGCCCCGGCTTGAGAAAGGGAAGTCCTTCCTGTTTGATGAATGTTCTGAAGCGCATGGATGCAGTGTTGGATGCAAATGGAGCCATTCTTTGCATTGAGCCTGTAGCGAAATGCTACGGAGGCTCTTATTTCTTCACAGTCAACGAGATTGTCAATCACATTGAT